CCATGATCTCACTGAAGCAACCACAGTGTCCTTTACCAATCCAGCAGCATCTGGAAAGGTTAGTGCAGCTACGTTACGAATTATTCAAGGCTCTACAGCCAGAGCAATCACATGGAACTCAAGCATAAAATGGGCTGGCGATGTTGCTCCTACCTTGTCACAAGCTGATAACGCAGTAGACATCTTTGTGTTCTACACGTTGGACGCAGGTACAACTTATTACGGATTCACAGCAGGGCAGGTGATGAGCTAATGACCGTTGCTACTAAAATAATAATGGGCAGTGGTGGTGTGCCGGAGCCAAGCGATGATGATTTCAATACCGTTGGTTTTCTGTCTCACTTTGACGGCGCAAATAACGGCGTTAACAATGTCTTTGATGACGGGTCAACTAGCAACCATACAATAACTGCGGCTGGCGGGGTCACTCAAGGTTCTTTCTCACCTTTTTCTAGGCCAGATGGCGAGTGGGGTGTTTACTTTGATGGCTCTGGTGATGGAGTTAGCTTTCCTACTAGCTCTAACCTTAACTTTTCAAGTAATAACTTTTGTATAGAGGGATGGGTTTATCGCACTAGAGCGAATGGAACTAGGTCTTTTATAGTTGCTCAATCTGACAACAATGGAGCTAATAATAGCTCTGCTGTCTCCCTCTCTTTAGAAGCTGATAATAAATTTAAGGCTTATGCGATAAGCGCGGCAGATGCGCTTGTTACATCGAATATAACCGCGAGCGTTACAAATAGTCCTAATACTTGGTATCACGTTGCGGTTGTAAGAAATGGCAATACGCTAACGCTCTATCAAGATGGTACAAGTGTGGGAAGTGCTACAATTAATTTTGCGGTTAATTATCCCTCTAGTGAAGCGTGGGATATTAGTAAAATTGACGGTACTGCTTGGCAGTCTCCTTGGCAGGGTTATATTTCTAATGTCAGAATGGTCAACGGTAGCCCTGTGTATACAGGTAACTTTACTCCTCCAACAGCCTTTCTAACGGCAATTACAAACACAAAACTACTAACCTGCCAAAGCAATCGTTTTGTTGACAATTCAGCATCAGCATATGCTATTACTGCGTCGGGAAACGCAAGAGTCACGGCCTTTAGCCCACTATCAACTGAAGTGTATGACCCTGCCGTGAATGGTGGGAGTCTGTACAACGGCGTAAATGTTGACGGTAATTATCTATCAGCGGCAGATAGCGCAGATTGGGATTTTGGTAGCGGTAGCTTCACAGTAGAGGCATGGGTTTATGCTACTAGCATAGGTGATTTTAACAAAATAGTTGGTCAGTGGACGCACAATGGGGCTGTAAGTACAAACTCATGGGTGCTAGAAACTGTGGGTGCAGCGTTAGATTTTTACGCAATAATAAGTGGGAGTGCTATAAAAGTTGCAGAAGCAGGGTCTAACTTTCCTCTTAACCAGTGGGTACATGTTGCAATAGTTAGAAACGGTAACAACCATACTCTTTATCAAAACGGGGTAGGCGGGACTACGGTTTCAAATAGTGGGACTTATGACGCTGCTTCGGGCGCACTAGAGGTTGGAAGTTTTAGCAGTTTAAGCGGCGGTTCGTGGGATGGTTATATTGGACAAGTTCGTATTGTCAAAGGCACGGCAGTATATACTTCTAATTTCACCCCACCAACAGCACCAGTAACAGCAATCACAAATACCAAACTCCTGCTCAACATGGCTGACGCACAAGCGTTTGACAGCGCAGCACAGAATAATATGACTCTGGTTGGCAATACTAAGATCAGCACGACACAAAAGAAATTTGGAGTTTCTTCTGTCTACTTTGACGGCACTGATTCTATACAGACTCCTCCTTTACAAAATCCAGCATTACTTTTAGCCGGAGACTTTACTATAGAGGGGTGGATGTGGTGTGCGTCTGGAGGAGGTTCGCCTTACGGTCAACAATCTTTGGCGGGAAGCAATGGATGGTATGTAAGTGGTTCAGGATTCAACTGGCTAGTAACAAGGAACAAAACTTATGGTAGCTACTCGCACACACCTAACATAGCTTTTCAAAGTTTTGACGGTAATGGGAGCATAATTGGTTCAGACTTTGGTACTGGAACTCTAACTGATGATGCTTGGAATCATTACGCTGTAGTTCGTACCAGTGGGGTTGTTAATGTTTACTACAACGGCGATAGAAAAACTATTATAAACGGTACTGGGTCAGGTACGGTAAATCAGTCTAACAATAGAGTTTTAGTCGATAGTTATAATAGTGGAATTTGTATTGGGGCAGCTCCTACAAATAACGTGATTGGAAGAGAACTTACCGGATACATAGACGATTTTAGAATTTCAAACATTGCTAGATACTCAGGCAATAGCTTTGACCTCCCAACAGAACCATATCCAGACAAAGGCCCATGATGATGAAGATAGCAATGCTAGACGGGGACACGATAGGTGACATTGCAGAATGCACATCGTTGTTTCCTAACACCTCCTTTCCAAAAAGCGGCCCAGATTCAGAGTGGCTAACATTAAACTCAGCAGCAGAAGTTGTAACCTTTTTAGACTTTAATTCAGCTACGCAAAAGAACGAGAGTGTTGCGCCTTACCTGTCAGACGGCAAGGTTTATACGCGCAAAGTTACCGACATGACTGATGCAGAAAAAGCAGCAGTGGTGACAGCAGCTAACGCACAAGTAGCAGCAAGCAACAGGGCAACAAGAGATGCTTTGTTAGCTCAAAGCGATTGGATGGTTATCAAGTCTCAAGAAATTGACACAACATTAGATTCTGATTGGGCTGCTTACCGGCAAGCATTGAGAAACATTACAGCGCATTCAAACTGGCCCAACTTGGAGAGTGCTAGTATGACCGGCGATGATGCTGGCGATTGGCCCGTAAAACCAGATTAGGAGAAAGACATGGCAACCTTTGTAAATGATTTAAGACTGAAAGAAATAGCGACCGGAGATGAGTCTGGAACCTGGGGAGCATCCACCAATACTAACTTAGAGTTGATTGGCGAAGCGTTAGGCTATGGAACTGAAGCAATTACGACTAATGCGAATACGCATACTTCTACGGTTGCAGATGGATCTACTGACCCTGCAAGGTCAATGTACATTAAGTACACAGGGACTTTAGACTCTGCCTGCACAATAACGATTGCTCCTAACACGATGAGTCGAGTTCAATTTATTGAGAATGCGACAAGCGGAAGTCAGAACATTATTATTAGCCAGGGAAGCGGAGCTAATGTCACCATAGCGGCAGGCAAGACTAAGATAGTTTACTTAGATGGTGCTGGGAGTGGAGCGGCTGTATTCGATGCGCTTGCAACTCTTGCAGATTTTGTAAAACCTGCAGATTTAGTGACCTTAGACGCTACCGCTAAGACATCTGCGTTCACGGCTGTTGCAGGCAATACTTACATGATAAACACTAGTTCTGCTAGTTTTAATATCACGTTGCCTAGTTCTCCTGCAGTTGGTAATCAAATAGGATTTATGGATGTGAACAGTACATTCGATGTTAACTCAGCAACTTTGCTTAGAAACGGCGTTAAGTTATTTAACGCAACGGCAGATGGTGCTATCGACATTAAAGGTTATGCGGGGACTCTGGTTTATACCGGAACAACGTATGGCTGGATGCCAATGAGCTAGGAGAAAAATATGGCTAATTTATCAGCATTAAAAGCAGGGGGTGTACCTTCTACGTTCTGTGGTAGTAACACATTAAGCGCACAGGACGGGGATGTTGCAGTCACTGGCGTAGGTTTTAAACCAACTTGGATTTTAATTACAGGGTTGATTGATTTTGGCGGGGATCAAGTAATAACATCCAGAGGTTTTAAAAACGCTGGGAGTGGTAGAGCGCACGGAAAAACCGTATATGGTACTGGAAGTGGAACTGGCTTTTACACATATGAAGCGAATGCTAAATTATATACAGGTTTGAATGCAGCAGGTGGAACCATAGAAGGTATTTTAAAATCATTTGATGCTGATGGATTTACAATAGATAAGGAAGGGTATGCTTTTTCGATAGAATTATTTTGGATAGTAGGCCGCTAGTAGCGGTAGCCGATGAAGGATTCAGAAGCATTAGCGGAGATCCGCGCACATGAGAGAGAGTGCAAGATACGTTGGGACCACATAGAGACTAGGCTAGAGCGTGGATCTCAGCGCATGGATCGAATGGAATTATCTATATGGGGCGTGTATCCATTCATCTTGGCATCTGTATTCTTAGCTAGATACCTCTAATGATCGGGGAAGTTTTTGCCGTCTTGTCTGCGTTAAAGGCTTTGAATGATGGCATAGCTACGGTCAAGGAAGGGAAGGGTAATCTAGACAGCATACTAGGAAGCTGGGCAGAAGCGGATGAAAAATATAACGAGGTAGAAAAAGCTAAAGCTGGCGCAATGTCTTACAAAGACGCGCTGAAAATGGAGTCAGCGAAGCGGCAACTTGCTAACTTTGATCAGCAGTTAAAAGACATCTGCATGATGCAGGGGCAGTTTGATCTGTATACAAGCATCAAGAAACGCATGGAGGAGAGCAGGTACGCCCATGAAAAAGAACTTCGGATTATTAAAAAACGTAGGCTGGAGTTCAAGAAAACCATGAAATTAATTGGCACTATAATGTTCACCTGGGTCTGCTCTATGGGGTTTTTATTTGCAGCTATATGGGCGTATAGACAGGGTGAGTGATGTTAATAGCGTTTCTTTTAATTGTTGTTGTAGATGGTGAGATAGTCACCACGGAAGAGATGCTGTTCCAAGATATATATAGGTGCAATAGATTTGCTAACGCAGTAGAGCGAGGAGAGTCAGCATCAGATCGACAGCCATATAAATGGCAAGAGAATATATCAGCATATTGCATACCTAAGATGGTGGATAAAGACGCTTCCTTATTTAAGTAATATGTGTTGAAATTTTAGTTGACGCTGGCTTAATCCATGCCTACCCACCTTGCGGCCGGGTGCGTCAAAGGCCGCACTACAAGGAGTTTTTATGAAGCACTTACTTTTAATTGGCGTTTTATTTATTTCTGGATGCTCATCTATAAGCGTGTGCGGAACCAGAGAATACAGCTTTGAAGTACCTAACACGGTCCCCTTCTTAAATGGCGCATTTAAAATAAAGCGTAGCTCAGACCATGTAGATTGTGAGCGCGATCCAGATGAGCGCAACATTCAAGATGATTAACCATCAAGTTTTAAGCGTTATCTGTGCAGAGTCTTACGATAATCTAGACTTTGAAGAGTCTGGTATAGAAGTTATTGTGCGTGAAGACTCTGTATTTGCCTTTAGAGGAACTGATGAACCTTTAGATGCCATCAGAGATATGAGGATTATTCCTCTCTGGACTAAGGATTTAGGCTGGTGTCCTGCTGGTTTTCTTAAAGCAAGCAAGCGTCTTGTCACCAAGGTGATGAGCGAATGTATGGCTAGAGATATTGAGCCAGAGGATATTACTCTTACTGGGCATAGCCTGGGCGGGGCTGTAGCCCTTATCGTAGGAGCCCTGCTGGTAAGAGATGAGGTTAAGGTAAAAGAAATAGTAACCTTCGGGGCTCCTCGTTGTGGCCGATTAAAGATACTTGATGACACTGATGTCACTATGTACAGGCATGGGAAGGATATTGTCCCTATGGTTCCATTCATTATGCGTAGGCATAAAAAGATGGAAACCTTTGGAGACAAAGGAAGCTACATAAAAGATCACTATATGTTTAATTACATAGCTATGGAAAAGACAAAGAGGTCAAGCGAGTGAACGCTAAAAAACTAGAGCCCGGATCTCAGTACAACAAGTACGATGCTGACGGTGACGGTGTGGTATCTGATGAAGAGATTGCGGTTAGTGAACGCTTACAAGCGTTAGAAGCAACTAATGAAAAAGCAGATGCCCAGCGGAATATGTGTTGGTTAGCTCTCCTTGGCATGTTGCTTTACCCAGCGTTAGTTATTTTCTGCGATCTTTTAAATTTAGATAAAGCTGCTGAGTTACTTGAAGCCATGAGTTCAATCTATTTTGTCAGTGTGGGTGGCCTTATTTCTGTATGGTTTGGAAGTCAGGCGTACACTAACGCTAAGAATAACGGGAAGTGATATGACTGTAGACGTTAAAGAGTTGTACCAAGAGATTTCATCTGATGAAGGCAAGATCCTTCATGCTTACCTTTGCACTGAGCTACATGCAACTGTCGGGATAGGTCACAAAATATTAGACACGGACCCAGAAAAAGAGCTAGAGATATACGGAGTTAATTGGGAAGAAGTTCCTGATGACCAGTGCATCACAGAACACCGCTGCTACGTTCTCTTCCAAGAAGACGTTCAGATAGCCATAGGTGGCTGCATGAATATCTACAGTAACTGGGATGAGTTGCCGCAAGAAATGCAGCATGTCTTAGTTAACATGGCCTTTCAAATGGGGCAGCGAGGGCTATCAAACTTTAAGAACATGAAGGCAGCTATTGAAGAGCAAGACTTTGCTAAGACTGCAGTAGAAATGATGGACAGTCGGTGGGCAAGTCAAACGCCAGAACGAGCCGAAAGATTAAAATTAAGAGTCGAAAGACTCGCAGGTAAATAACATGCCATTAGAGCCTTTACTATTTAAGCCAGGGATAAACAAAGAAAGCACTAGCTATACTGCTGAAGGCGGATGGTTTGACGGCAACCTAGTCAGGTTTAAAAAAGGATACGCTGAAAAAATAGGCGGATGGCAAAAGTATCTTTTAGTTTCTTATGAAGGAACCGGAAGAAAGCTGCACAACTGGGTCAACTTAGGTGGATCAAAACTCTTAGGGCTTGGCACTAGGTTTAAGCTATACATACAAGAAGGAGCAAACTTTAACGATATTACGCCATTAAGATCTACAACAGCAGCAGGCGATGTAACCTTTGCCGCGAGTAACGGATCTAGCACTATTACAGTAACTGATGCTTCTCACGGCGCTGCTCAAAATGACTTTGTTACGTTCTCAGGCGCAGTTAGTTTGGGCGGTGTTATTACTGCTGCCGTTCTTAACCATGAGTACCAAGTAGTTTCTATTGTTAACAGCAACTCTTACACTTTTCTAGCAACTGACGCTAATGGAAACTCTGTAACTGCTAACGGTAGCGACACTGGTAATGGCGGCGGATCAACTGTAGGTAAATATCAAATTGGCGTTGGCCTTGATGTCTTTGTTGGCAGCACAGGTTGGGGTGCAGACACTTGGGGTAACTCAACATGGGGATCAACCTCATCGTTAGCTGCAAACAACCAGCTTAGATTGTGGTCAATGGATAACTTTGGAGAAGACTTAATTGCAAACCCAAGAGCAGGCAGTGTTTATTACTGGACTAACTCTGGCGGGGTGGCAGCAAGAGGAGTTGAGTTAAGCGACCTTGCTGGGTCCAACCTTGCTCCTACCAGGGGGCTTCAGGTTATTGTCTCAGACGTAGACAGGCATGCTCTTGTCCTTGGCGCAGATCCAATATCAAACTCAACGGGATTAAGATCGGGATCTATAGACCCGCTGCTTATTGCTTTCTCTAACCAAGAGGATATAACTGATTGGGAGCCTAGGTCTGATAACACAGCAGGATCTCTCAGGTGCTCTGCTGGCTCTGAAATAATTGGAGGGATAAGAGCTAGGCAGGAAACTTTAATATGGACTGACGTAGCCCTCTACAGCTTGCAGTTTATTGGAACCCCTCTCACCTTTGGATTAAATCTAATTAACGAAGGCGTTACTTTGATTGGTCCTAACTGCGCTGTTAACACCCCGGCAGGCGTGTTCTGGATGGACAGGAAGGGCTTCTACAAATACTCAGGTACTGTGCAAAGCATTAAGTGTTCTGTTCAGTCTTATGTTTACAGTGACTTTAATCAGTCACAGTCATATCAATTTTTTGGATTTGTTAATAAAGAATTTAATGAAGTCGGATGGTTCTATTGCTCTTCTTCTACCACGATAATTGATCGATACGTCACTTATAACTATGTAGAAGACCATTGGTCGATAGGGCAAATGTCCAGAACTGCTTGGATAGATGAGGGCGTGTCGGTCAATCCAATCGCTGCAGGGAAGAGTTCTTCTACTCCATACCTATATAGCCATGAGGTGGGGAATGACGATGACGGGTCTGCTATGTCCTCTGTGTACATTCAGTCAGGAGACTTTGACATAGGCAATGGGCAGGACTTTCAGTTTATTAAAAGGATGATTCCAGACATTGACTTTAATGGTACTGGTGGTAGCAGCCAAGCAGTGGACGCTGTGTTAAAGGTAAGGAACTATCCTGGAGATTCTTTAGCAACAGAGCAGACCACCTCGTTTACAGGCGCTACTACCAAGATAGACATGAGGGCTAGAGGCAGGCAAGCTGCGTTAAGGTTTCAGTCTAGTGCTGCTGGAGTAGGATTCAGGCTTGGTAATACAAGGCTAGACCTACAGCCCAACGGCAAAAGATAATGGCTAAGATCCTGCAAACACAGTTACCAATATCTTCTGATGAAGGGGTAACTTCAGATACATTTAACCGTGCTATCAGGGTGCTTGAGCTTAATCTAAACGCTGTTGATATTGATCAGACTCCACAGTTTAACCAAGCAATTATTGATGGGTCTAAGTTTAGGGATGGAGATGTAATCTGGAACACCACGTTGCAAAAGCTTCAGGTGTTCTCTGAGGATTCTTTTAAGACAATATCTTATCCCGCTCCAACGCTATTAGCCACATCAGGCTTAGGCACAGTACAAGTCACCGCAAGCGGAGACATCACAGTAGAGGTAGGGTTATGACAACTTTGTGTGAACGAGGAAAAAAAGCAGCAAAAAATAAGTTTGATGTTTACCCTTCTGCTTATGCAAACGCTTATGCCAGCAAGATATGCGCTGGTCAAATTCAAGATCCCTCTGGTACTAAGAAAAAAGATTGGGGTCCAAAGAAGATGAATGGCGGTGGCTTTGTAGCTAAGAGATACAGGATGATCAAATGAGCCTGCGTAAATGGTTTGATAAGGAGAAGTGGGTAGACATTGGCGCTCCTAAATCAGGCGGTGGGTTTGAGAAGTGTGGCCGAAAATCAACTAAGGATTCTAAACGAGCGTACCCAAAGTGTGTGCCTGCAGATAAAGCGGCTAACATGACGGCGGCTCAAAGAAAAAGCGCGGTATCTAGGAAGAGAGCCCAGCCCCAGGGCGTAGGCGGCAAGCCTACTAACGTCAAGACCTTTGCCTCTAATGGTGGATTCATCATGAAATACAACAAGGGGTGTGGCAAGGTCATGCCTGACCGCAGAAAAAAGACAAGGTATAGCTGATGTTTAAGCGTTATGCGGAGGGATTTAAGAACGGCGGCGATGTTAAGCGCAATAAAAAGAACTTCAGGCCCACTGAATCAGGGGCTGGGATGACAGAAAAGGGTGTAAAAGCCTATCGAAAAGCTAATCCGGGTAGTAAACTACAGACGGCAGTAACAGAAAAAAAACCAACAGGCAAGAGGGCAGCGAGAAGAAAGTCCTTTTGTGCGAGATCAGCGGGTCAAATGAAGAAGTTTCCAAAGGCTGCAAAGAATCCAAACTCTAGACTACGGCAGGCCCGTAGAAGATGGAAGTGTTAAATGGCTAATGAAAGCGGCGGGATACAAAATCTCGATAACGTAGCAGAAAATATTTTTCCCGGAACAGGTGCAGGAAAAAGCCCTAGACAAAAATTAATTAAATGGTTCCAAGGGAAAAATGTTGATGGGAATCCATCTAGGTTTAAATCTCTTGGCGGGGTTTCTCTTAGCGAAGGACAAGCTCAAACATTAGTAAACGGTACTCCTGTTGGAATTCTTTTAAGTATTTATAATGGCGCTGCAAGAGGGACTGACTTTGCTCTTACTGGTATTAAAGATATTGTAAATTTTTTTAAAAATCCAGGTGAAAAATCTAGCGATGAACTTAAACAATTTAATAATAGGCTTTTAGACGGCCTTCAAAAGGTTAACCCGTCTGATAAGGGTGACGAATTTTTAGAAAGATTTCGCCGCGAAACTTCTGAAGATACCCCTGCTGATTTAGATATAAACAGAATAGTCCCTGGAGAAAGCGTAGATGAACGCGCAAGAAGACAAGAAGCAGAGCTAATAGCAAAAGATGATGCGCGTGTAGCGGCTGGTAATAATTCTAAAGGAATAGCTGGAATAGACATTGGCAATATTCAATTTCCTGAAGGCGGTCCAGGCGATGTTACTTATCTTGGAAAAAAAGAACAGGGATCACCGGAGTTTGTTGAGCAATCTCAGCCCGGAAGCACTGTAACTGAAGCAGAGCTAATAGCAAGAGATGATGAGCGAGTTAGAGTAACTAATCCTGCTACTGGAGAAAAATGGACAAAAGAAGAAATTGCTGCAGAAGATAAAAAAAGGGTTATACAGGCCGCAACAGACGAATTAGAAAGCCGACCAGGATACATTGGCGACAACAGCGTCATGAGTCAGTTTGATGTTGGCGGAAATCGCGAGGGAAAAACAAACATCCCAGACGGAAAGCTTTCTGCTCGCGAATCCGAAACAATGAGAGGCGGTGGTATCTTCCCTAACATGGGAGCAAATCGCCAAGAGTATGGCGGCGGTAACTACGGCCCATCTTCTGGCTTTGACACCATGTCTAATTACTTTTGGCCCATGGCTTTAAATGATGCAGCAAAAAGAGGAGAAGATGTGAGCAGCTCAGAAGGAATCAAGGCTGTCTTCGATCAAACTTTTCCAGGCGGTGATTACAACAAGTTTAAATATTCTAGCGGCCCAGGGGCTCTTGCTTTTTTTGGTGTAGATTCTCTTGGCTTTGATGGCAAGCCAAAGAAAAGCAAAGGTAAATCTAGAATTTTAAATTCCGAAGGAAAAGAAGTTGATAATATTGAGTGGTATGAATACGATCCAATTACTCATGAAGGTCTTTTTACTGAAGCAGGACTTGAAAAATTTAAAGCAGCTAATCCAGGTGTAACGCCGCCAGTTGGAGTAAAGAAAACTAACGCTGCAACACAAAGCAAAGAGCCTGTAAATAATTCTTCAGAAGAAGTTGATGACGGTCTTAACCCAGATGGGTCAAGAAATCTTCCGCCTATTCCAAGGCCCAATAAAGATGGCAATTGTCCTTCAGGGTATTATGGCATTGATACTAATGGCGATGGTTTTATAGATACTTGTGTCCCAAGGCAGTCAGATATCCCTGGCGCTGTTGACACTAAAGATCAAGGGATGGCTGGAAGGACTCGTGACAACCCATCAGACAATTTGCAAGAAGCTGCAGGTAAAGCAGCCCTAGACATTTATAACGACCCAACAAACTTTATGAGGTTTCAGCCTAGCGGATTGCAGATGATGGACCCTCGCTACTATGGCATAAAGTCTTTTGTCCCAAGAGGGGAGCAGCAAGACTTTAACTTTGGGTATAAAAATGTCCCTGGTCAACAGTACGTTAACTATCCAGAAACTAAAATGGCAGCGTATGGTGGGTTAATGACCTTGGCGGATGGAGGATCAACCTCGTACCCCAGAATGAACGGCCAGATTGCTGGGCCGGGTACAGAGAAATCAGATGATATACCAGCTATGCTTTCTGATGGAGAGTTTGTTGTTAACGCAGCAGCCGTCAGGGGAATTGGTAATCTGATGGGAAGAAAGAAACCTAAAGGCAAGGTAGATCAAAGACGCGAAGGAGCAAGAACCATGTACGCTCTTCAGAAAGCAGGCGAACAAGCAGCGAGGATGGGT